CCACGGCGTCTTCGGGTCCGGGTTGACTTCCACCGGGTTGATCACGTCGTAGCCGCGCTCGCGCAGGCCGTCGGCTGCCGCGTTGAACGCTGGGAAGTTGTGATCCTTGATGCCCGACATGGGGCCGCTGACGTAGACGCGCGTCATGACATGTCCTTCCGCGCAATCGCCGCCGCATCGGTGTAGCCCTGCGGGTAGCGCTTGTCGAGCTTGGCCTTGTTGTTCGCTGCCAGGTCCTCGAGCGTCCAGTTGTTGACCACGCACAGCATGGTGATGTAGTGCAGCGTGTCTCCGGCCTCTTCCTGCAGCTTGACCAGGTCCAGGTCCTTGCCGTAGACCCAGCTCTTCTTGACCAGGTCCAGGCACTCGGCCGCCTCGCCGGCCATGCCGACGGTGGCGTGGAGCTGGCCCTCGATGCCATCGCGCCGCTTGACGAACAGGCGGCCCACGTAGATTTGAAAGTCGATCAGGTCCATCAGGCGTGCTTCTCGGTTGGTGGTTGTTGGTCGTCGTCGATGTCGTCACCGTGGTCCTCGATGGTCCACCCGAGGATGGTCCATCCCAACACCATTGTGACAATCGACCCGAGGAAGAAGGCCCCCAGCAGCTCGAGGATGTTCGGGGTGATGGTGCTCATGACAGCTCCCGCTGCGATGCCGCGTCAGCCAGCTTGGCCTCTTCCTCCAGCTCGATCTGGAGGTTGGCCAGCGCGCGCCAGGCCAGCTTGGCTGAGTGCCGCTGCGGCGGGTTGTCGCTCGTGTCCCAGGTGCCGCGGTCGACCAGGTGCCGCGCGATGCAGTCGGCATGGTCGGTCGACTTGCCCTTCGACCAGTGTAGCGGCTGGCCCGGGTTGTGCTGGTCGTTGCCAGCCTTCGACACGCGGGCCACCTCGGCCAGGGCGAGCGGGAAGTAGTCGAGCACACCCGTCGTGATCGGTGTGTTCTTGCGCTGCGCCGGGTCGGTTGGGAGCAGCATCTGCTTGGGTCTTGCCATGTGTTGCGTTCCTTGGTGAATCACGGCGCTGATTGTGCCGCAAGCGAAAGGCGCGTGCCGCCTCAGAAGGGGATGTCGTCGTAGACCCAGTCGTCGCAGCCTGCCTTCTGCACATCCTCCGGCGCGATCATGTTCCACTTGCGGCACTTCGCCGGGGTGCCTTTGTCGGAGTGCCGGCATCCGCGGCAGTTGACCTCGTTCGAGATCACGCGCTGGTACTGGCGCAGCTCGTTCTCGTGCAGGGCGATCATCGCCGGCAGGGTGATCTTGGTGACGTTGTCGATCATTCCGCCACCTTGAAGTCTTCGACCCGGCAGGAGAGGATGGACACGTACGCGGCCATCGCTCCCGACTGACCCAACAGCAGGTTCTGCTGCCGCTGATCGAGCGCGTTGAACGCATCGGACTGGGTGTACGCTATCAGGCGCTCGAGCTTGTCCATGAGTACGACGAGCTCATCGACGACGCGCTGTTGCCACGGTTGGTAGTTGGTTGTCATGTTCAGTCCCACTTGTGAGAGATGATCTCGGCGTGCTTGCCGGATCGGTTGAGGACCAGCGCCGTCGGTGCTCGCACACCTCCAGCGTTGGCGATGATGACCGCCTCCTCGGTTGAGGACGGTGTCACTTTGTTGTCTGTCCGCAGCCGCCACCAGCGCTCGGCCTTCTGGCGCGGGTAGCCCTGGTGATCGAAGAAGACCCATTCCTTCGCGCAGATCTCGAGGCCCTGCCAGTATTCGACTCGCATCGACGTCGGGCTCTCGGGCTTGCGGTGCAGGCAGTACGTGACGTTGGTGATCGGCACCTCGGTTTCCTTGGCGAGCTGGCTCGAGAGCACGGCCGCATCGCCCGACGTGGCGTGGTGCTTGATCAGCACAGGAGGCGGGAAGGCGTGCCCGCAGTCGATGCACTCGGTGGCTCCTGCCGTGTTCCTCGAGCCGCAGTTCGGGCACAGCTTGAACGGAGCCTCGCCCTTGCCGCCCTTCACTGGCAGCCGGCCCTTGACCTTGTCGACCGGGCCCAGGCGGATGGTCGTGTCCGTGAAGTCCGCCCACAGGCAGTCGGTCTTGCCGTCTGCCGTGCGCATGCCGCGCCCAGCGATCTGCACGTACAGCACGGGGCTCTTCGTCGCACGCAGCATGGCAATGGCGTCGATCTCCGGCACGTCGAAGCCGGTGGTCAGCACGGCCACGTTGACCAGGCAGCGGATCTCACCGCGGCGGAAGGACTCGATCAGGCGGTCACGCTCGGTCGACGGGGTCAGCGCGCTGACCATGTCCGCGCTCACGCCGCGATCTCGCAGCGCATCTCGCATGTGCTCCGCGTGCTCGACCGTGACAGCGAACACCAGCCACCGCTTCCTGTCCGAAAAAAGCGTACAGATTTCGGACGCGGTCGACTGCACCAGCTCGTCAGTGTCTGTGGCCTTGGCCAGGTCGCTGACCACGTAGTCGTCGCCCGACATGCGCACGTCGTCGGTCTTGATGCGCGTCTCGGTGGCAGCCGGCACGAGCGGCGCCAGGTAGCCAAGCTCGAGTAGCTTGGTCATCTCCACGCGCGTGGCGACGTGGCTGAAGAGCGCTTCCTCGTGGGCCGTCAGGTACACGCCATTGCCGCGGAACTCCGTGCCGGTCCAGCCGATGACTCGAGCGCTCGGGTTGTACCTGCCCATGTCCTTCAGGAAGGCGCGCCACATGCCCTCCTGCTTTGGGTTGATCAGGTGGCACTCGTCGGCCATGATGATGTCGATCCGGCCCAGCTCGTGGGCGCGCTTCCACACGCTGCCGATCGTGGCGTAGGTGATCTGCTGGTCGAGCTGCTTGCGCCCGACGCTGGCCGAGAAGACGCCCACATCGGCGCCAGGCCAGATGGCCGCCAGCTTGCCCACGTTCTGGGCCAGCAGTTCCTTCTGGTGCATGAGCACGAGCACGCGCGTGCCGGGGTACTCTTCGTTCGCTCGGCGCGCAACCTCGGCGATCATCAGCGACTTGCCTGCGCCGACAGACGCGACCATGATCGGGTTGCCGTCTTCGTGCCGGCCGAACCAGTTCCACAGGTCGGCGATTGCTTCGGCTTGGTAGGGGCGGAGGATCATGCGCGCAGGTCCTCGAGCGGGTAGGCTATGAAGACGCCCTCCACTGCCGAGCGAGTGATCCGGTATGCCACCTCCTTCGCCTTGACGAAGCTGATGCCGGCCGCGTCAACGTGCCCAGAACCATGGGCCAGCCTCTCGAGGACCAGCTCTGTGTCGGTCAGCGGGTGGTTGCCGTACCGGGTGACCTTGTTGGCGTCCATCGGCCCGCCGACGTAGTAGATGGTGTGATGGTGTCTCATGACTTCCCCGCATCCAGGATCAGGCCGACATTGGCCAGCGCGTATGCGCACAGTGCCAGGCACATGCCCCACCGACCAGCCGGCGCGTAGACAACCAGCGCCTGCGCCAGGTAGCACAGCAGGGGCACGCCCAGGAAGAGCATGCTGGCCGTGCTCATTGCAGCGTGCCCTTCTCGACGGCGGCCAGGGCCTGCATCTGGTCGAGCTGCATGTGCGCCTGGCTGACTGCGGCCAGGCCAATGACGAGCTCGTTGGACATGGTGTGGATGGGCACCTCGGTCCCGACCTGCTTGATCAGCGCCTTGGACAATTGGACGACGGCCGCCACCATGCACTCGACGTGCCCGCACTGTGGCAGGGACTCGCGCACGATGCGCATCTGCTCTTCGGCCCACTGCTCTGGTGTCATCTTGCTCATAGCTGCTTTCCTTGACGCTCAACAAGCCGCTCCTGCGCGGCCTTCGGGTTGAACCACTTGGCGATCGTGGCCAGCCAGGTGATGGCCGCAGCCTCGGGTGCGTCGAAGGCCTTGGCGAGGGCCTGGATGATCTCGTCCTCGCGCGGGACGCCGCCGTTGCTCTCGATGCTCACAGTTGACTCTCCCATGCTGAGGACTTGGTCTTCCTGCGAGATACGACAGCCCGTCCGTTGGGAGTGCCGGTCATCTGAGACATGATCTGAATCATCGACCACGCACCGGCCGGGTACGAGCATGTCAGGTACTGGGTGCCATCGGATGACGTGTTCCAAAACGAGAGCCCGCCAGTCGGTTCTGTGCGGCACTCGTCCGCGTCAACCTGTCCCACCTCGAGGTCGCCAACCACCAGCCACGAAAATCTTGCCTTCCTCATGCTTGCGCTCCTGCAGACTGAACAACCTTCGCGGTTGCAAACTCGGCCTTGGCCGCGGTGAAGTCGGCCAGCGCAGACTTGATGCCGATCGTGCGGATCTCGGTCGATGTGAACGTGCCGCCGGTGCCGTCCCCGTTGGCGAAGCGGTCGCCCTTCGGCGTCTCGTACACCACGGCGCCCTCGAAGTAATCAACCGGCTTGGCCGTGCGCTCGAGGAAGATGGGGATGAAGCGGTGCCCGGCGCAGCCCTTGCGCTGGGTCTCGATCGTGATCTCCGCCGGCTGATCGACGCCGCATGTCCACTTGCCGGCATCGCCCTCGAGCACCGGCGTCGCGTGCGCGCAGGTCCGGCAGTTCACCTCCGGGACCTGGTCCTTGTGGCACTGGCTGTGGAATTTGCACCACTTGCACGTGTAGTAGCTCGGGTCGTTGCTCAGGCGTTCGGGCGGCTCCTGCGCCTCGATCAGTTGCTTGGCCTTGGCCATGACGCGCTCGAACTCGACCTTGTCGAACTCGATGCGCTCGCTGTGGATCGAGTCGTCGTTCTTGTTGGTCATCAGGTACAGGGCCCGCTCCATGCCGGACATGCCCATGTAGACCTGCATCTGGGTGTAGTGCTCAGGCTTGGCCTTGCGCACACCTTCCTTGACCATCTTCTGGAAGGACTTGTCGTTGCCGGTCTTGCACTCGAGGACGTGCCAGGTCTTCGGCGCCTCTGGCACGCCGACGCACGCGCCGTCCATGCTCCCGCCGAAGTGGCCGCCCAAGGCTGACACGCGCCACTGCGCGCCGTCTGGCGTGGTGTCTCGCACGTCAACGCCGATGCGGCGCAGGTCGGCCACCAGGCGCGGCTCCTCGAGGTGCCCGGTTTGGAACAGGCGCAGCATGCGCCCCCCGAACTTCTCGCTCTCGGCCCAGCGCCAGGTCAGCCAGGTTGCGCGGGCGCACTCCTTGCCGATGATGCTTGCGCCCATGTGCGGCCGGTGTGCCTCGGGCGGGTTGGCCTCGTAGCCCTTGAAGATCAGCTCGGCCGTGGTCGGCGCGATGTCAGGAGGTAGTGCTGCCATGGTGTTTAACTTTCTCGTGTTTCAGGTGCGCAAAGGTGAGGGCCGCCCCTGCTGGCCAGGCTCCCCCGCAGGATTCCCCACGAGAGGAGCGGCCCTCGCCTTTGCGCAGGCCCGAAGGCCTGCGGTGGATCAGAGGCCCTGCGGCGGGGTCGGCTCTTGGGCGGCCGTGATGCCCTGCTGACCCTGCTGTTGCAGGTTGGTCAGCAGCTCGTTGACCTCCACGTACGGGCGCTGGGCCAGCGCCTGCAGGGTGTAGTTCAGCTCGCTCAACTTGAGCTGGATCGTGAGGACAGGGTCCTTGGGCTGGTTCATGCGGCCTCCGCGATCGGGGTGGTGTTGGCCGCCGGCGGGTCGATCTCCGACGGGCTGGTGTCACCGCCCAGCAGGGAGGCCTGGCCGGAGTCTTCGGACGTGCCGGTGACGGGCGTGTCGAGCGGCTCGCTGGCGTCGATCACGGTGGCGCCGAGGCCCATCATCTCGATGATCGCTTCCTGGCTGGCGGACTCGGCCAGGTAGCGGTTGCGGACGATGCGATTGATCGCCTGCGCGGGGTGCGCGGCGCGGACCAGGTAGCTGCCGCCATCGGACATGTCCGTGACGACGTAGATGCGGGTTGCAGTAGCCATGGTGTTGATGCTTTCAGGTTGAATCTGGGTGCTTGCGTGGTGCAGTCGCCCATATCTGGGCGGACTGCGTGGTTCACATGCCGTTGCGCAGGTTGCGGTCCCGCTTGCGCTGGCGCTTCGCTTCCGCGGCCGCCATCAGCTCCGGGTCCAGCGCCTTGATGCGCCGGCCGGAGGTTGAGATGGCGCCCAGAAGAAAGGCGCCGCCCAGCAGCATGCGCAGGGCCTGCGTCAGGACGATCTTCTTCTGGGGCTTCATCAGGCGGCCTTCTTCATCCACGGGGGAGTGGCTGCGGCGGCCGGAGCGGGCGCAGGAGCGGCCGCCGGGGCTTGGGCAGGGGCTGGTGCCGCCGCGGGCGCTTGCGCGGCCTGTGCGGGCTCCTGCGCGGCCGCAGCCGGCTTCGCCCAGGCAGGCGTGGCGGCCTGGCCGGCGGGCGCCGACACTGCCTTCTCGACCGACTTGCGCGAGCCGAAGTCCATGGCATTGAACAGGTGCTTGACCACGTTCTTGTCGTCCGGGTAGCGCGGGTTCGATGACTTCTCGATCTTCAGCTCCAGGCCGACGGGCTTGCCGTGGAAGACGCTGGTATCGCTCGGCGATGCCGTGATGCCGCAGGCCTTCTTCAGGTTCGCGTATTCCTTCTGGCCGATCTCCTGGGCCTTGGGGCTGTTGTTGCGCAGGTTGATGTTCTGCCAGACGCGACGGCCGCGGAAGCCCTCGTTGATCAGCTCCCAGGTCAGCTTCAGCATGGTGCCGCCGCTGTTGGTGGGTGCCACGTCCGACTCGATGACCTGCCCGACGTAGTCGCCGGCGGGCAGGATGTCGAAGCTCTGGTGATCTTCCGGCGGAAGGTTGTCGTCCAGTCCGATGAGTGATGCCATGTGGATGTGCTCCTAGTTGGCGGGTTGGGAAAAGATGTGCTTGGCGACGGCATTGTATGCGCCGCCCTTGGGCAGTTGGATCTCGGAAGGCATGTCGTAACGCGTCTTCGCGTAGTGCGACGGGCGCTCCTCGGTGTAGGCCAGACGTTCGCCGTGGCCAATGCCGCGGGTGACGAACTTCTTGAAGCCCTTGTCGGTCTTCTGCGTGGTGGTGCGGAAGTTGACGAACAGGACCGCGTCGGCCCACTCCTGAGCGATGGCTGCGGCGCGCGGCTGCAGCTTGATCTGGTAGCGGTCGTACGGCTCGTTGCTCGGGTCGTTGAAGACCTTGATCTCTGTGTGCGCCAGGAGGATGACCTGCATACCCTTGGCCTCACGCAGGGCGACCAGGCCGGCGAAGAACTCGCGCCAGACGTCGGACGCAGCGATGTAGCCCTTGCCGTAGCCGGGGGTCTCGATGTCGTCCCACTTGTTGCGAGTGCAGGTCTCGGCCCAGATGATCGGCTCGAGCCAGTCGAGTGAGGCGACGGCTAGGGTCTGGAACTCGTGCTGCTCGTTGGTCAGCGTGCCCAGCGCCTCGCACACTTCGGCGTAGGTCTTGGCCACCGGGAAGCTGGCCATGTCGAGCTGGCCCTTGCCATCCTCGGTTGGCAGCAGGATCGCGCCTGGCGCTTCGCTGGCGAAAGTTGTCTTGCCCACGCCGTGCGGGCCGTAGATGACCAGCCGCGGCGGGGTCACGACGACTCCGCGTTGGATGGACGAGAGGTTGAATGCCATGGGATGGTCTCCTGTTGGCGGGTTGGAAATCAGAGCAGCTCGACGGTCACGCTGGGCGACGCCGGCTTGGAGGTGATGAAGTCGGACGCAGCCTCGGCCTCGAGCGGAGTCAGCGCGCGCAGGTTGGGCAGGACCACGTCCGCGTTGAACTTGAAGCACGACTGCACCTGGGTCGGCAGGTCGGACCAGCGAGCCTGCAGTGCGACGCTATCGACCTTGCGGTTGAGGGCGAACTTGACCCGGACGGGTTCGTGTCCACGAACGTGGGTGGCACGTTGAACGTAGTCGCTGCTGCGAAGGCTCGAGGCGCGAAACTGGTGTTTTCGTCGACGTGTAAGGCCGCTGACCCGGAAACGGTGTACGGGG